AGAGAACGAGAAGCTGACAGAGCAGTTAGCCATTGCATCCATAGACGGGACAGTAGAAGATAAGAGCATGGCTGAGAAGCTGATAGCAGAACTAAAAGAAGATCTACGCCTAGCTAAAATAGAGATCGTAGCGGTCACCAAGAGTAGAGACTCATTCCAGTCAGAGAATGCCCAACTAAAGCGCCAAGTGGCGATGCTACAAAAGAAACTGAAACAGTATGAATAATGCTTCTTGGAGGGAAGTATGGCACTAGAACTAAGACAGTACCAATCGGACACGCTAGAAGCTCTCCGAAATGGATTTGCTATGGGCAACCGCTCTCAAATCTTATATGCCCCCACGGGGGCGGGTAAGACAGAGATGGCTATTGCTCTGCTTGAAGCCGTAAAGAAGAAGGGCAACAAAGCGGCAATGCTATTGGATCGGATTGTTCTATGTGAGCAAACTAGCCAACGGCTAAACGGCTATGACATAGACCACGGAGTAATGCAGTCAGGCCACTGGCGGTATCGACCTTATGAGAATATCCAAGTCTGCTCTGCCCAAACACTAGAGAAAAGGGGTGACTTCCCCGGCCTCGACCTCTTAATTGTGGACGAAGCGCACCAGACCAGACAGCAAACAATGGAGTTCATCAAGAACAATCCGCACATTCGGGTGATCGGTCTTACAGCCACCCCGTTTACCAAAGGATTGGGAAAGACTTACTCCAATGTAGTCTCGACAGTAACGACCAAGCAATTGGTGGATAAGAAGTTTCTAGTTCCTCTCAGGGTGTTTATCTCTACGGAGATTGACATGGAGGGCGCAAAGAAGGTGGCCGGCGAATGGAGTCAGAGAGAAACCACCAAACGGGGCATGAAGATCACAGGCGATATCGTTGCTGAGTGGATCAAGAAAACCCATGAGATATATGGAAAGCCACGCAAGACAATCATCTTCTGTTCGGGCGTAGAGCATGGGACAGATCTATCTAGGAAGTTTGCAGAGCATGGCTACAACTTTGTAAGCATCAGTTACAAAGATGATGATCAGTTCAAGGCGGATGCTATTGAGGATTTCAGCAAGCCAGATACAGAGATACACGGGCTGATAGCTACTGACATTCTGACTAAAGGATTTGATGTTCCAGATGTAGTGATCGGGGTATCTGCCCGCCCATTCTCCAAGTCTTTGTCCTCTCACATTCAGCAGATGGGTAGGGTAATGCGGTCTTATGAGGGGAAAGAGTTTGCCCTATGGCTAGATCACTCAGGAAACTATCTCAGATTTCGTGGTGATTGGGATGAAGTCTATGAGAACGGGGTTCAAGAACTGGATGATGGCAAGGAGAAAGCCAAGAAAGAACCCACCGAGAGGGAAAAGAAAGAGTCCAAGTGTCCTATCTGTCAGCATTTATGGCCGTCAGGATCAGATACTTGCACCCATTGCGGTCATGTCAGGGAGAAAAAGAACAAGGTTGAAGTAGAAGCTGGTGTTCTACAAGAACTAACTGGCGCAATGACACGGGAAGATAAACAGGCGTGGTGGTCACAGCTTCAATGGTATGTCCGTAACCAAGGGTGGTCGAGCGGTCGAGCCGCGCATACCTATCGGGATAAGTTTGGAGTATGGCCTAGAGGGTTACACGACACCCCTACCCCACCATCCCATGATGTAGTTAAGTTTGTAGACAACAAGATCAAAGCCTACATTCGGAAGATCAAAAGGAGTAGATAGTGGATTTGATTTCGTATTGCAGGGCGCATGGCATCCTCATAGACCATGTTCCCCCGATAGGGCAATGGAAACGTTACCAGACGGATGATCACCCCAACAAGAGAAACGGGGCGGTCAAGTTTATGGGGACTCATGCCTTTGTGCAGAACCATGCCGTAGATTCTGAGGTGTCCGTATGGAAACCTGATGATAGCGTGGAGATTAACTACACAAAGATCGCTCGGATGGCACAAGAAGCCGACAAAGATCGGCAGAAGAAACAGCAAGAAGCCCAAGACAAAGCTGATCGGATGATCCAAGAATCAGTCTTCGCTTTTCACCCGTATCTAAAGAGTAAGGGTTTTCCCGAAGAGACAGGGAATGTATGGGTCAAGGATAAGAACAAAATCCTTCTGATCCCTATGCGAGTGGACAATGTTGTGGTCGGTTGTCAGATGATCTCGGAAGACGGGGATAAGAAGTTTCTACTGGGACAACGAACCTCGGATGCCACCTTCGTGTTTAACAACGGGGGTGATCCGTATTTATGTGAGGGTTACGCTACGGCTCTGTCTCTGAGGTATGCGCTACGGGGATTAAAAAAGAAATACACCATCCATGTTTGTTTCTCTGCGGGTAATCTGTTGAAGGTTGCACAGAAGACGGGCGGGATGGTGGTAGCTGACAATGACGAGAGCGGAACTGGCGAAAGAATTGCGAAGCAGACAGGGCTACCCTATTGGATGAGCGATAGAGTCGGAGAAGACGCTAACGACTACCACCAAAGGGTAGGACTGTTCAAGTTCACACAAAGCCTCAACAAATCAATTATGGTAAGAAGATAGCAAGCACTTCTCCACCCGTAGGTGTTTCCTATTCATGGATTCTAGGAATTGGAGGTTGCCTATGATCTCCATTCCTAGATCGAATGCGTTCTCCCCTTGTCCCACAAAGTCAGAGCGGGCGGTAACATTACCATCCTCATCTTCCATCAGGAACAGGGCGAACAGGGTTGTTGCGGGCTTGGTCATGGGTTGAGTTTAGCGTTCATTTCTTGTGCTATGTAATCCTTTAGGATCTCTCCAATATTCTCACCCTTTTGTCCACTAAAGACTTCTCCCGCAAGAGTGCCAGTAGGAACATCTAGCATCTCTTGGATCTTGGCACAAGCCGAATTTAATGCAACCTCTGCTATGTAGTCAATGTCCCAACACTTACAGGGAAACCCATCATTTGCGGGGCAATATGGTTCGTGTCTTTCATGTAAGCATGGCTCAAACTTGATAACTGGGAAGTTGATAGTGGAAAGGTGATCGTGATAGAAAAGGTTATATGAGGGATAAACCACCATGCATTCATCATTTAATCCTATGCACCTACCATCTTTCAGTTGGATAAAGTCCACCATGCACCCGCCACCCGTATTCTCGGTAAAGGTTTTCTCTATGTAATAAAGGGCGGATGTTTCCTTCTGATAGCTTTTGGCATCCCGCCAAATCCCTAATGCGTCAACAATAGTGGTGTAGTTTTCTGATCCATATACTTTATCTTCGTCATTGAAGTAATGCGTTAAAAACTGCATCACCTCGTTTTCTCCCGTATGTGCAACATTGTTGGCGTATGCCTTTGCAAATGCCTCTCGTTCTATTTTGTTCATGCTGATACTCCTATGCGTGGGAAACTGGCAAGATTGCGGATAAAAGAATCGTGGTTCGTATGTTTCTCTGTAATAGAGATATCCCACCCTTCTTCTTTAGCTTTTTCTAAATAGACTCCCGCATCACAATCTTCTTCTAGAAATACGCGATCACCCTTTATGTAAGAGTAACGGCTAATCTTGTCACCTATTCCAAAGTCGTGGATATCTGCAAGAGATACCTCTAACCACCCGTGTGCGGGGTCTTCGTGAAATGTTAATTTGCGTGTCTTCATGCTGAAAATCCTAAATAAGTTGGTTGTAAATCTATCCAATGTGAATAATCGGTTATACCTTCGCTGTCAGTCTTATAGACATTGATGCTGTAATCCCCTGTGCATTCTCTGCCGTTGTTGTGTATGTTGAAACAACAATCATCTAAATAAAACCACCAATCTTCATCCGTCACAATTTCGGTTCGGTATGCTTTGATTAACATACTGGCAACCTTTTGAAGCTGTTCTACTGTGAGCATTTGGGGATCTCCTCGTTGATATATTTCTCTGCTAGTTCTTTACTATCAAAGCAAAGGAAGTTGCCCTTCTCGTCTATCCATTCCCCCCATGCATCCCCATNNNCCCCCATGCATCCCCATAGATTCCCCACAAATCCGTGTCTACTTGTTCAACCTTCCAATCTGATGGTTTGGTTAAGAAATAATCTTTGACAATCATTTCATGGCAAATCTTTAGGCAAGTTGTCTCATCTAATCCCGTCAAGCGATCCAATTCATTCGGGCTGTAATCCAATAGAAGCTGACGAATGACATACTTCATTCGCTCTTCTGTTACATCATCCGCAAAGTTAATAAGTGGATCGCTGAGTAATAGATCATGCCTACTGGCAATTTTTTCGTATTGTTCTGTGATCATGGTTTTACCTTATTAAGTTGAAGTGTTCATCTAATACACCCGCATTCTGCAAAGCTACTTCAATGTTAAAAACAAAGTCACTTAGCATCTTTGGCATTTCATCCCCACCTTTTTCGCTTGCGAGTTGATAGGCATCATGCAGAGAATCGACTAGGCGCATTGCATATTCAGCGTCACCCTTGTAAGACAAGTATTTGTTTGATGCGTTGATTAGTATCATGTTGTTAATCCTCCACGGGTTCAAACTTCGTGGCTGTATATTCATTCCATTCCATTGCGTCTACTGATTCCTCTCGGTCATGGTTAAAGTGATATGCCCAATCTCGCAAGCCTAAGTCGTGTTCTTCCCGCAAGTCTTCCAATTCGTTTAAGTGCGTATTGATTTCATCCTTAACGCATTCGGGTAACGAATTGCCCATGATCTCTCGTTGATCGTCATCCCATAGGATTACTAATTTCCAATCGGCTATTTGTTTTTTCATGTTGCCCCCTAAAATAAACAGACTTGGCATGACGAAAAGTTAGCACGATAGGTAATCGTGTTCTCGTCTTCCTTAATGATCTTGCCCGCAGACTTGCACATAGAAATGTTCTGCTCGGTTATTACCTTCAGCCTTGCGGTCGTGTAATCAATGTCGATAACCTTGCGGGTTGTCTTGTCAATTACTGCTATGCCGTTGCCACAGCCGTGGTATTTCTTTTCTAGAACATCCATAGGAATCTCGTAAACATCTTTGTTTACTTCCCTATTGCTCTTGATCTGTTCAATGGCTTGATCTACATACTTTTGCAAATCGGCTGAGTCTGCCGTCTGCTTGTCGTTGTATAAAAACATTGCCAGTAAGTCGGGGAATTGCCCCACCTCGTTGCCTTGTAGAACAAAGCCTTTGAGCATGGGCATGATCGTATCGGTCTTGCCCATTAGTTCTAAGCCCATCAGTTGAATAGCTTTGTATTTCTGCTCTGCGTCTTGCCAAAATTTATCCATGTTGCGCCTCTTTCATTTCAGTTATTTGATCAATTTCCCAGTCACCAAAACCTTCTTGTTTAAACCCATCCCCACCCATTTCGTGCGCTAGGTCTAATGCGTTTTCTTCATCTTCTGCCTCTATGAATGCCCGCAAATAGGTTAAATAACTAGCAGTTACTAAATATGTTTTAATGTTTCCCCCTATGAATTTGTTACTGGTTCGTATGTCCAATTAACCCCATCATGCTCATCTGCGTAAACCCATTCAATGAGTTCTTCATTACTGGGAGTTAATCGGTTACATAAAATTTTATTTTTTGCTTGCTCTTCTGATTCAGCTTCAACAAAATATTCATAACTTACTGTTTGAAAGATTTGGAATGTTTTCATGTCTAACCTCTTAAAGTGGTTTCAATAATGTGCATATTGCGAATGTCGTTTTCTATTGCTGATTTCTCAGCCTCTTTGCGGGTGCGGTAGGCGGAAACGAATTCCCCATCTTCTAGCAAAATGTAAATAGTCATGGTCTAGATCCTTCCTTGTAAAGCTGTAAAGCTTTGTCCATTGGTAGAAAATTAAGAATCACTTCAGCCTTTAGGTTCTTGATTAGTTCATCATTACCTTTGGCTAGAGTGGCTTTGAAAACAATGGCATCCATGCGTTTGGTTTCCCACACTTGTTTATCTTTCATAAAAAGAATCTTTGTCTTCAATGCTTTCTTTAGATCCTTTCCACATAGGTAGTCATCCATTAGTTCACCGAAAATAGTTTCTGCGGATTGCGGGCATTCAAATTCTTTGCCCGTCTGCGGATCTATAAAGCCCAACTTACGAACTGGCAAAGTTTTAGCGTATTGGTTTATGCGTGTCTCTACTTCGTAGGGATATATGTTGTCGCATCCACCTTTCCCGCCATTGTTTACAGTCCCCACCTTCTTGCCGTCAATGTAGATCGTTGCCTCGTAGCAGTTGGTTTCTTCACTTGCAAAGTCTGAATATTTGATGTTCTTTAATTCGATTTTCATTCTTGAATCTCCCTCACTTCTTCTTCTTCAACTTCGGGCGGTTCAATGCCGAACATTTCCCGTATGTCGGTCGGTATTCTGTCGTAACTGCTTGCGCTAAATTCGTGGTCTTCACCATCTTTAAACTCTCCCCAAAAACCGATACCACCTTCAAAGTAATAGGCTTCGATCTTGAAACCCATGTCCACTAATTTGTAGTAAGCATTTACAGGGGGCGACCATGCGGAATCAAAGTAAACATGAAAGCTGTTATCGCTGAGAATGGTTGGCTCGTTGTCGTAGTCTTGGCTCTTGCCGATATCCCACTTAGTTCCCCATTCGTTTACGCAATAGTCCCACCATGTTGCGTATCCGTATTGCTCTACATTGCGCCTTTGCTTTTCTTCTAATTCCTTCTGCTCATTACCACCTAAAAAACCTTTGATAGTTTCTTTTAGATCGAATGGCACAGGGATAAATTCATCTAAAAATCTGCCAGTATTCCAAGCATTTATTGCTCGGTCGATCATGGCTTTGTCGGGATGGGAAATAGTTAACTCGTTGTTGCACCAATTTGGCATGATGGTTTCTCCTTAAATAGTTGCGGGTTGGTTGTAAAAATCAATTGCGTTGTATCGTATTTCTTGCCACCTATCTATGTCACTAAAGACTTGTTCGTGTTGGTCTTTAACAGCTTTTCGTGTGGCTCTGCAAGATTCGTTAAATATTGTTTTGTTGTAGTCTGAAAATGGGGCGTGTGAAGTCCACCCATTTGTTTCTAACTTGGCAACTTGTGCCGTGGTAATAAGGTTTCCCGAATACCTTTTTGTTGTGTGGATGATCAAGACCAAATCGTCTGTCAAATCAAACTGGGATTCGCAAGCCCAGTTCCCGTGTGCGTTTTTGTATAGTTTCATCATGTTTAATATCCTTCTGAATAATCTTCTAAACTGGTAACTAATCCATCAAAATCTTCTGATTGCCCTAGCAAATCTGCCAGAGTTAGCACAATGGTGCGGTCGTATTCTTCGCAGAGGGACTCTAAATAGTCCTTGCGATTTTTAAATCCGTTAGCTTGGTATGCGTTCATTTTGTTTACCTTTCTAGGTGTTAGTGGGAAGGGAAATATATCAGGTATATTGTGGGTTGTGGTAATCGTTTCCAATTTTATTTTTCTATCGGTTTTTTCCTTCTGATAGCGTATGACTTGGGCGGTTTCG